GGTGCCAGTAGTTTTTGGTGCGACCACCGGAGTTGGATACTTCGAGTCGCCAAACGAGATTATTGCTGACGGAGTTGTGCTGACGACTGACTATGCAGTCGTAGTCAAGACTTCTGATTTTTCATCCGTGGCGCGGGGCGACACGATGACTGTCGACAGCGTGAATTACACGGTGCGAGAGCCGATGCTGCTTGACGACGGTAAGATCATGCGTGTGATGCTGATGAAGGACTGATGTCTGGCATTTACGGCAGTTGGGCTAGTCGGCGGGACAACATTGTTGAGCTAGGTACGCTTACGACTACAACTTCCACTGATTCCGTAGAAGTCTCAGGCACGAAATTCACCTTTGCGCATACGATTATTGGCACCAATATTAAGACCCTGGATGAGGGCAGCATTGATGGCACCAACTGGTTTCCTCTTAATGATGAAAAGACTCATGAGTCGACTGGAACGTATGGACATAGCTATTCACACAGAGTCGTCCGTTATGTGAGGACTCGTTGTACTGCCATTGGAAGTGGCGAGAGCGTAAATATCTGGATGGCTTGTGACTAGCAGGATCGTGCAGAATAAGCGTGGCTCTGGTCTAGGCATATGACTACCAAGCGTGAAAGCATTCTTGCTGCCGTCAAGACGGCTCTCGCAGGCACTGCTGGAGTAGGTACGCGGATTTATAGGAGCCGTGTTGACCCTTTGAGCCGAGGCGAGTCACCCGCGATCATCATTGAGCCGGTAAGCGACACTCCTGAGCAAAACACAAGCCTGCCAACGCTTGATTGGACGTTGCGCATTCGAGTGGTTGTTATTGAGCGCTCAGACGTTCCAGACCAAGCGGCTGACGACACGATTGAAGATATGCATTCAAAGTTGATGGCTGATCTAACTCTTGGCGGACTGGCGATTGATATTCAGCCTGCTCAAACCAGTTTTCAACTGCTTGAGGCGGATCAGCCTGCTGGTGTGATTTTCTGTGAATATGAGATTCGATATCGCTCACAGGTTGCTGATCTAACTCAATAGATGGTGGAGGCTAGGCTGAACCTAACCATGTCCTCCACTTACCATGTTGGATGAACACAGTGGTCACGGCGGGAGTTACCTCCTTGATCCTGAAACAGGCGTACGCACTTTGATCGAGCGGACGCTTCCACCACAACCATCAAAGGAAACATCCGATGGCACTGCTACTTCGCAAACGCCTGATCCTGATCGAGACGGAGTCGAGCTACGGGACAGATCCGACGCCGGACGGAGCCGACGCCGTACTGGTAAGAGATCTGAGCATCACTCCTCAAAGCAGTGACGTTGTCAGTCGTGACCTGCTCCGTCCTTATTTAGGTGCGTCACAGCAGCTTTTGGCCAATACTCGCGTTGAATGCACTTTCAGCGTTGAGCTTGTTGGCTCTGGCACAGCAGGTACTGCGCCTCAATTTGGAAAAGCACTAAAAGCTTGTGGGCTGTCAGAAGTCATCGTCGCCAGTACTTCTGTCACATACGCTCCAGTTAGCGCCAGCTTCTCTTCGGTCACCATCCATTACAACATTGATGGCGTGCGCCATAAAATGACCGGTTGCCGAGGGAGTGTTGGAATCAGCGCTTCCGTTGGCGAGATTCCAACGCTGGATTTCACTTTCACAGGCATTTATAACGCTCCTGACGATACTGCGTTGCCTACGCCCACTTATGCCAATCAAGACGATCCTCTGGTCTTCAAGAATGGCAATACCAGCAGCTTCCAGTTGCTGTCCTATGCAGGTGCTCTCCAAACGTTCTCCTTCGACCTTGGTAATTCCATTACTTATCGGGAATTGGTCGGCGGTTCTAAGGAGGTTTTGATCACTGATCGTGCCGCCACTGGCTCAGTGTCAATTGAGGCAGTCACTATCGCGACGAAGGATTACTTCGCCTCTGCAGTTGATGACGATGCTGCATTGGGGAATTTGCAGTTCACTCATGGCAGCACCGCTGGCAACATCGTCACATTTAGCTCCAGCAAAGTAGACATCGGTGACGTGGCTTATGGAGATTCCGACGGCATCGCCATGCTGGAAATCCCTTACACCTGCGTTCCTGATTCAGCAGCTAACACTGAAGTCAGCTTGGCTTTCACCTAGGACGCAACCTAAGGACACTACGGGGAGCCTTTGCGGGCTCCCTTTTTTTGTGTATGCTGAGCCGGCTTATCTCCTTATCTAATGGCTTTTGTACGCAAGAAGGTAAAAACCTTCAAGTGGCCCGTCAAGGTCAAAGAGCCAAGTGCTGATCGTCCTGGTGAGTTTGACACTTTTGAGTTTGTTGCTCTTTTCAAGCGTGTAAAGCTTTCAGAGATTGAGCAGATGGGTGATGACTCTGGATTGCCGTTGCTCAAAAAAGTGCTTGTTGGATGGGAAGGTATTGAGGATGAGGATGGCAACGCGGTTCCGTTCTCCTCTAAAGAACTTGAACTGTTTGCTGATGATGTGGATTGGCTGAAGGCTGTGCTCTCGGCTTACACCAACACCTACGCAGAAGGTGAGGCGGGAAACTAAGGGAGGCTGCTGTTCATTGGGCCTCTGGCGGCAAGATCGTTGAGGACAAAACCCAGGATGATGCAGCAGCTTTTGGCATGAAACTGCCAGAGCCCAAGCAGGAGGAATCTGAGGATTTTGAAGTTTGGGAAGAAAACTGGGAAGCAGTGACGATGTTCCTGCGCATGCAAACCCAGTGGCAGGTCTCCATGAGTGGGTATGTGGGGATGAAATACGAGGTATTGCTGGGTTCCGGAGGCTTGTGTGACCTCTACAATGTGGAAGATCGCCGCGACGTGCTCGAACGCCTTCAGATCATGGAGGCATCGGCCCTTACCGAACTGAGGAAACGCTCTGATGGCAAAGCCAATTGAAACGCTTTCCATCCAGCTCAAGTTCAAGGACGCTGGCAGTCAAGCGGTAATTGAAAAGGTCAAGGGAAGCCTCAAGCAACTTCAGCTTGGAGCTTCTGGTACAACGCCGAAAATAAAAGGACTGCGTGATGAAATACTTGCACAAGGAAGAGCAAGCATAAATAGCGTTTCAAATATCAGTGCTCAGCGCAATGCTCTTTCAGCTTTGCGAGATGAGGCTCGGATTGGTGGCAAGAATTTCAAGCAATTAACCGAGGACATCAAAAAGCTTGATGCGCAGCTGGGCAAGACTTCCAAAAAGTCTCGCAATGTCGGTGCTCGTCAAGCAACTCAAATAGCCGGAGCTGTTGTTTCAGGCGGCATTTTTGGTGGTCCTGAAGGTGCTATTGGTGCTCTTGGTGGCGCTGCGATTGGCGGTGTTGAAGGTGCATTTGCTGGTGCTGCGATTGGCGCTCAGCTCAAAGGGCTTAGAGATTTAACGGCCAGTGCGGCTAACTATGCAGCTGATATTGAAAAACTGCAAATTGCACTGAGAGGTGTTGCGGGATCACAGGCTGACTACAACTCGGCCATTCAGGCAGCGCAAGACGCTACCGACAGATTCAACGTTCCCCAAAGAGACGCAATTAGAGGTGTAACAAGACTCACTGCTGCCGTGAAAGGTGCTGGCGGACCGATCGAGGATGCCGAGACAACGTTTAAAAACGTCACTGCTGCGATTAAAGCTACAGGTGGCAGCACTGAGGATGTAAGAGGCGCAATTACTGCAATGGTGCAGGTCTTCAGTAAAGGCAAGGTAAGTGCTGAGGAACTTTCTGGTCAGCTTGGTGAACGGCTTCCAGGTGCGGTCACCAAGTTTGCGGAAGCCAATGACATGACCCTGCCTGAGCTTCAGAAGAACTTGAAGGCAGGCACAGTTGGCCTCAATGAATTGATGAATTTCATCCGTGATTTGGGAGATACTTATGGTGAAACGGCAGAGAAGATTGCCGGCTCAAATGCAGAGGCTGGAGCAAGGCTGACTGTTGTCATTGAAAATATGCAGGCAGATATAGGAAAAGCCCTCGTTCCAATTGGAGCACAATTTCAGGCAGCTTTTGCTGATTTTATTACCAATATAACTCCGACACTGGTTGATATTGTTCCAAAGATTGCTAGAGGCTTTCTGACACTTGCTAGAAACTTAGACACTTTGCTTGTAGCCGCTACGGCTGCTTTTGCTGTTTTTGCGCCAGCCAAGCTTGCCGCAATAATCACTAAGGTTGGAGGCATATCAGCAGCTGTTGATGTATTGAGGGGCAAGCTTGTAGAAGCTGGCTTAGCAAATCCATTCACAGCACTTGCTATAGGGGCAGGAGCACTTGCTGGAGTTATTTTTACCGCGTCTAAGGAGCAAAAAAGATTCAACGATCTGCTTAAAGAAGGCAGTGTTATTCAGGTAAATGAGGAGTTGAGGAAGCTAGAAAAACAACGAGACGAGGCCCTCGGAAAACTTGTTGCCGCGAAGAAAAAAGCTGGCGATAGTGATGATTTTGAGCTGATAAGCGGATTTGAGGCAGAGCAGCTTGCATTCGACAGGCTTGACCGTCAAGTGGAAGATCTTAGGAGAAAAAGCGCTCAAATCACTGACACCGACCCTACGCAAGGGGCTGCGCTGGAATCTTATGATTTCACGCGTTTTGACTACGGTCAGATCAAGCCAGACGGATCTGGCGCTGTAGATACTATCAAGGACATCACAGAAGCTGAGGCCGCTGCGCAAATCAAGTCAATTCAAAATCGCACTCGCGGCATTGAACTTACTAAGGAGGCTATTGCAAAGGAAGCAGAGCTTGCTAGGGTCGCAGCCAAGAAGCTTCCGCCTAACAAGCAATCTGTCCAGCTTGCAAGGATTGCTCAAAAAGAAGCCAGTCAGCTAAACAGGCTTCAGCAAGAGGAGCTTAGGACTGCGAACAATCTCGCCAAGGCAAAGCTTGAATTGAACGAGCTTTTGACCAAGGCCAAGGGCGAGCAAGGGCTATTGAATGATGAGCAACTGCAGCAAGAGTTAAATCAAATCAGGGTCAATGAGTTGATGCTGAAGTACAACATTCTTATTGAAGAAGGTGTATTCAGTGCAGAAGACTTGAAGAAAAAACTCCAAGAAGCTGTTGCTGCGCTGAGCGATCCAGAGGAGAAGACAAATGGCTTTGTGCAGGGACTAAAAGACCTTGTCAAGGAAGCTACTAACTTAAATGAAAGGCTCGGCGAGTTTGGAGTACAAGCCATAGACGAGTTTGCGAACACATTTGCAGACTTTGTCGCTACAGGGAAGGCAAGCTTCCGAGATTTTGCAAACTCAGTGCTGCAAGACTTGGCGCGTATTTTTGCCCGTGCTGCTTTCTTCCAGGCGTTGGAAGCATTTTTCCCTGGCCTGGGCCAAACCGCCAAGGTCACCGGAAGTGCTAAGGGCAATGTCATTGCCAAAAACAAGATCGTGCCTTATGCCACGGGCGGGATCGTCAAGAAGCCCACGCTCTTCCCGATGGCAAATGGTGCCGGGCTCATGGGCGAGGCCGGGCCTGAGGCGATCATGCCCCTGCGTCGAGGAGCTAATGGAAAGCTTGGCGTCGAGGCTTCTGGCGGGGCAATGGGCAACATAGTGGTCAACGTTGATGCTGCTGGCTCATCTGTAGAAGGAGATGCGAGCCAGCTCAATCAACTAGGCAAGGCGATTGGTATTGCAGTACAACAGGAGCTGGTGAAACAGAAGCGTCCTGGAGGCTTGCTCGCAACCTAATGGCTACTTTCCCTTCTATTGATCCGTCTTACGGAGCGTCAAAACGCAGTCAACCCGCTGCTCGGTCTGTTAAGTACGGCGACGGATATGAAACCAGGTTGACGTACGGCCTCAACCAAAACATGAAAGAGTGGCAGCTTGAATTTCGTAATTTGACTGAGGCAGATGCAGACACCATCGAAACGTTTTTAGACGCGAGGGCTCAAGACCAAGACGCATTTGACTGGTCGCCTCCTGACGAAACAAGCACTTACAGGTGGAAGTGCCCTTCTTGGACAAAGACACTTCCCTACTCCAATCTGGCGACTATCCAGACCACCTTTATTCAAGTACCTGAACCGTAATGGCAGTAGCATCTTGGACCGGTAATACATCATTTGCTGTTGGGCAGATACGTCGTGCCACAGCAGAACAGGCGTCTGGCTTGTTTTTTCGTTGCTCTACAGCGGGTACGTCAGCAAGCTCAGAGCCTAGTTGGCCAAACATGGTTGGCGATACCATTACTGATGGCACCTGTGTTTGGACTGCAATTGCATCTGCATATGAGGAGTTAGCGAAAATCAATCCGAGCGCAATCATTGAGCTGTTTGAGCTGAGGCTCGATTCAACGCTTCATGGGAGTAGCGATATTTATCGATTCCACGCCGGAGCTAACGCTGACATCAGTGGCAATATTGTTTTCGGTGGCAGCCCTTATGTACGGATTGCAATTAAAGGCGATGGCTTTGAGTACACCAATACAGGTACGTTGCCGCGTCCCACACTTTCGATTAGCAACCTTGATGGCACCATGACCGCGCTGTTGCTGTTGGTTAATGCCACTACGGCCGGGAATGATCTTGGCGGAGCAGAGGTTCGTCGTATCAGAACTTTGAAAAAATATCTTGATGGGGAAAGCACAGCCGACCCAAATGCTCAATGGCCACAAGAACGTTGGTTTGTTGATCGAAAATCAAGCGAGTCTCGCGATCAAGTGACGTTTGAGCTTGCCAGCAAGTTTGACCTTGCAGGACAAAAAATTCCTAAGCGTCAGGTTATTGCCAACGTATGTCAGTGGAAGTACAGAAGTAGTGAGTGCAGCTATGCCGGCAGCAATTATTTTGATGTTAACGGCAACACTGTCAGCACTTTGGCTGAAGATGTATGTGGCAAGCGAGTTTCAAGTTGCAAGCTTAGATTTGGGGACACAGCAGAACTGCCGTTCGGCTCATTCCCTGGAGCGGGTCTTACCAAGTGATGAAACTAACTGCGTCAATGCAAGCTGAAATACTTCAGCAAGCGGTAGACGAGTTCCCCCGCGAGAGCTGCGGACTAGTCGCTGTTGTCAAAGGTCGTCGACGTTATTTCCCGTGTCGCAATATTGCAGAAACTCCTGACGAACACTTTGTGTTGGAGGGCTGGAACGAAGTAGAAGATAAGGGTGAGGTGGTTGCTGTGGTTCATAGTCATCCGAAGACCAATCCTGAGCCATCCTTGGCTGATCGTGTTGCGTGTGAAAAATCTGGTTTGCCTTGGTTCATTGTCAACCCTAAAACCGAAGCTTGGGGATACTGTGAGCCAGATGGGTTTGAGCTGCCTTATGTCGGTCGCGAGTTTGTCCACGGTGTAGTTGATTGCTACAGCCTCTGCCGGGATTGGTACAAAAGAGAATGGGGCTTGGAACTTAGGGATTACGACCGTCGAGACCAGTGGTGGGATCACGGGGAGAATCTGTACTTAGACAACTTTCAAAAAGAAGGCTTCTACAAGATTCCTGTTGAGGAATTGCAGCGTGGTGATGCGTTGTTGATGAATCTCGTCTCACCAGTGCCGAACCATGCCGCTATCTACTTAGGGGACCAACAGGTGTTGCACCATGT